ATAAGTCTGAGAGTTGTTGTGAATTTTCCACCTGGACCTTTTCCAGTATCGTAAAAGTGTGCTACTTCTGAAATTAAATACACACCACTACTTTCTGGGTCGAATGGATCTTTTCTTCCATCTACTGTCCCAACTTTGTTTACTAATCGAATGTCAATTTTGTCTCCAGCGCAAATTTCTGGGTTGCCAGGAATTACTATAGTACATAGTTGATTTTGTAGCAACTGATATCTTGCTAAAGATTGTGCTGCATAAAACTTTTGCCAATCAGCAAACTTAGTTGGATCTGTTGCCCCATCTTTTGGATCTGGTGAGGCAGGTTTTGCTCCGTTATACCATGATTCATGATCTAAGAATACAGACATGATTCTACTTGGATAGTCAGATAATTCAATCTGATTTGAGGGAATCAACGTAATCCCCTCTTGTCCTCCAAGGTGTGCCATATTGTCATAACTATCTTTGATCTTATAAACGTATTCTTCATACTGCCCAGTAGAGTGGTTGAAGAAGACTAGCATACTAGAATACTTACCTTTACGCAATGAAGAAAGTAAGTTAATTTCAGACTCAAAATTAGATTCTAAAATTTGAAATCTAGTATCACCACCCTCTTGATTTCCCAGTCTTTCTACGTATTCTCCCCAAGAAGGAGAATCTAATTTCTTAGATTTTAATTTACTATTTTCATCAGCACATAAAGAATCAACAGCAAAGAAATTATAACCTCTTTTTGACTCCCAGAAGAAAAATCCACCAGATCCCTTAACCTGTTGCTCTGATTGATTTGTATTTCCAGAATTAGTTGATGTGTAATTTGTCTGTGGAGAAACACTCTTTACAGAAAGGTCAGCGATAAGATCAAATGGTCTTTTTCTATTAGCAATTATCTTAGTTTCAAACTTAGATGGTTCGGAATACACCTCCTTAGGTGCTTTTAGTACATTAGAAAGAAGATCTTTTACAATGCTTTCAGGATTACCTGAAAGTGGTCTATTTACTCTAGTAACCTCATTTATCAGTGCTTCTGCCGAGACTAAACCAATATCATATGATTGTTTTTGCTGTCTGGCAAACCTGTTTTGAATAGTCCAGATAACAAATTCATATTCTACTTTTGTTTTGAACGCTTTAGCATCAACTTCAATTATAACTTTTTCTCCTCCCTGTATTGGAAGAGTATTTAATAGTCCAGCACTATCAACTACTTCCATTTTTGCTGATAAAAATGGATGCGTGATATTCTCTACATACTCAAAACTATTAACTAGAGGAGTAATTGGACGTGCTGGTTTTCCGCCATTTGGATAAATGACGACTTTTGTTAAAGCAAAGTCAGTAGGATTTGATACTTCCATGATTATTTAAGAGACATGATACCAAGACTAGAGAATGGATCGGTTCCCATACCAGAAGAACCAGCAGCTGCTAATCCAAAAGCAAATCCTTGTTGACCATTATTTCCTCCTGTGCTTGCTGTCATTTGTGGTAATGAGAATGCCAATGGTTGATACTGGAATGCTTTTGCTTGAGCATCAACTTGAGCTGATGTTGCTAATAGATCACCAAGAGGTCCCTTTGCTTGTGGTCCTGTAATAGTTGGTGTATTAAGTGGGGCATCTGGATCACCACCAAGTATTTCTAAAGCATCACTTATTTGTTTTGGAGTTAAAGGTGTAGTGTCAGTATTTAAGTCACCCATTCCATTAGCATTGCCATTGTTCGCTCTTTGTAGCATCTCTGCGTACAATTGCATGGCACCAGATTCTGTAATATGTCCATTTTCTACAGAAAGTCCTTGCCATCCTGCCATTGATCCTGCTTTTGCTAGAGAAGCAGAGTCCATTGCTTTATTTGGATCAACACCAAGATTCATTAAATGCGCTAAAGCAAGTTTTTGTTGATTCTCAGGAGTGAATAAAGTCTTATTAGGATCCATCCCAGCTTGCTTTACTCTCGCCATCATTGTAGCTGGGTGGAACTGGAAAGCACCAGCAGCATGTGAATCTGCTCCATACGTTACTCTTCTACCACCAAATCTTTCTGGTAAATATCCTTCTCCAATAGAACTTCCATACGCCATATCATAGACTTCCTGCATTGTCATTTGTGTCAATTCAGGAACAACTTCACCACCAACTAGTGTGTTATATCTGTCCTTACCTCCTGCTTCTGTAGCATTAATTGCTGCCAACCATGCTTTTGCTTCTGGAGTGTCTCCAGCGAGTTTAGATACATCAATATTTCCACCACCACCGCCGCCACCAGGACCAGGAGGATTAGGTCTTCTAAATGGATTCAAATTAGGGAGGATATCTTTTAATCCTTCAAGAAACTTTTCCCACCATGGTTTCTTATCAAAATATTCTGCTAATCCCCTTGCTTGAATTTCGGCAGATAGTTTTTTATTTTGTTTCTGTGCTTCTAAAATACCTTCACCAAACTGAAGGAATGTTTTTCTTCCTTTTGCTCCTTCTAGCGGGAAGACACCTTCTGCTCCCGCTTCACCCATTAACGCATTTGTAGGTTGCGTGATAATACCACCAGCAGCAAATGGAGTTGGACCTGCTGTTTCTGTTCCGCCAGAACCTCCTGCTAGAGCATCATAAATCGCACCGCCAACTAGGTCGCCAGCAATACCACCAAGAATGGTTCCAACACCAGGGATTGGAACAAACGATCCCAAACCAGCACCAAGTGTAGCACCAATTGCTTTTGCTGCTGCTCTACCAACTGGTTCTCCCAGAGCAAGACTAATACCAAAATCTAACAGTCCACCAACAATAGGAACTCTCTTCAATACAGGACTCAAGAATCTCATGACTCTTGCTCCTTTTGTAAGACTCATTCCTGCTGCTTCTAAACCTTCAGCACCAAATCTCTTGATAGCAGCTTTTTCACCATATCTTTGAGCGTATCTCTTGGTAATATCATTACTCGCAGCATGAGCACCGTCAAGACCCTTTCCTTGTCTAATTCTCTCAAATCCTAACGCACTACCAGTCATGCTGTTATTGCGGTAATTAAATCCACCTGCCCTATACAATCCTTGTGCTCTCTGAGCTCTTCTACCAGCACGACTCATTCTACCAAGACCACGGCGACCGCCACGGCGACCACCAAGCAAACTCAATCCAGTATCTAGAACATTCCCCAGACTACCAAACATACTACCTAAAATACCACCACCCTGAGGACCTTCAAATCCAGAACCCTCTGGATCTAGATCACCACTAGATGCTCTCTGTTGAGCCATATTTGCTTTTTCAGAAGCAGCTAGTTGTCTAGAAGCAATCTTTTCTGCTGTATTTTCAGCATTAGAAGCAAGTAATCTCTGATTTTGAATTTGCCTTTCAGCAATACCAACCTGAAGTTGTCCTAAGGACTGAATGCTCTCAACAACTTTAACATTTACTCTCTGTACATTATCAACTGCCTGTATGGTGCTGTTGTTGGTTCTAACCATCAACTGACCAATCTGGTTCAGAATACCAGCAATGTCTTTGATTTCTGTTGCTGTAGTATCAACAGTAAATCCCGCAGCATTAGTATTGGGGGATCCTTGATATTTTGCAACTTCTCCACCAAGAACTTCTGGGTTAATTGCTGCTGGTCCTGCGTCTAATAATTTCTGTGCGACACTAGGACCACCACTCAAAATACCCGCTAATCCACCACCAGGACTAGCAGGAGCACTAAAAATTTCATCTGAATAGTCGTAACGACCCCTATCTACAAATCCACCTCTAAATCTAGATGCCTGAGATCCTGTTGGATCAATACTCATTGTGGCATCTTTAGCAAATCTGCCCCTAGTTCTAGCAATAGCATCACCGCCAAAAGTGGATCCTAATGCTCTCTGGAAAAAATGACCTCTTCCAATACCAGCTTCTGACAATGATGTATTATTCTTCTCGGCAATACTTTCAGCATAAGCACGCTCCCTGCGTGCCATATTAGATGCTTTGCCAATTCTATTTCCGATAGCACCAGCAATATCACCAAGAAAATTTCTCTCGGTTCTTAAATCAGTTGCTTGTAGAAACCCGTGTGCCATTATCGTTGCTTAGCTGCCGCTTCCTGTTGTTGTTTAACTTGTTCCAAATGCTGCATCAATAGAGAAACATAAACTTGTCTCTCAAACGGCATCATATTTTCAACATCACTCAAGCTATATTTATGGTGCTGCATCAAAGCAAAGTTAGTCTTATAGTACCCTTCCAGCGTATTGTGGAAGAGTGCTACCCGAAAAAAGACGATAATCCCGAAAATACAATCTCATTTTCAACACCAGTGTTGGGATTTGTGATTTTAACGATATGTTCCAATTTTGGCGAAGATTCAAAAAACGCTTGAATCTTCTCAAATTGACTATTGGTAAGATTTTCTAAAAACTCCTTAAATTCTTTTCTACTAGTAGTAGAACTGTCATACACATCCTCACCGTCAAAAAGTTGATCGATACAACCAGCAATAATATCAATGACAGAATCTGCTGTTGGAGATTTACCAATAATAGATCCACTGACGAAAGTGTCAAATCTTGGATATTTCATGATAATACCCATTTCCTCAGAAAGCATGATCTTGTTAGAATGACCTTCTGGTTTCTGTACTTCAACTTCCAACAAATTCAACTTATACGGAACAGTAGTTTGTCCATCATCTCGACATGTAATGTTCATATCAACAATTTCACCAACGGACACAGCGCGAATTTGAAGGAAAATATACTCCAAATCGAAAATTGCCAAATCTTCAATTTTCACGCGAGATTGAATACAACCTTTCAATAGTTGCTTTACTGCTGCTTCAATCTGCCCGTCATCTTCTGACTCCATTGCCAGAAGAAGTAATTTTTCTTCTTTTACTACAAATGGGCGATATTTGATTTTTTTGCCATTAGACGGAATTTCCAACTCATAGGTTGGAAGCACAACTTGTGGTAATGCCATTATGTTTAGACCAGTTCATATGTATATTTAGCGCGACTTTCAAAACCAAAAATTAGCGGAAAAAATTTTCCCCCTTTCATGGAATTGAAAAGTCAATTTTGACCTAAGTACCAAGATTTCTTGTTCTTTCTCTTGGATCGAAAGGAACTACCTGTATTGGTACTGGTCCTGATGGTTTTGCTGGAACTGTTGGTGGAGGTGATTTTGGAAATGCATCTGCTTGCGACACAGGAACTTCTTTCTTGACAACCTTACCATTAGGAAGCAACCATTCTTGTTCGATTACTCCTGGTCTAACTTCTCTACTTCCAGCTAGGACCCCTCCAGCTGGAATGTTCGAATCCTTAACATTACGAATATTTCTATCAATCGTATAGTGTCTCTGATACTTAAATTGTGCTGTGACCTTTGTAATCTGAGAAGAACCAAATTGTAGTGGAATAGCATCAATAGCATATGGATATGCTTGCTCTAAAACGTAGGTAATTGGTTTTCTTTGTGTTGGTGAATTTGGACCAGTTTCCGCCTTAGTAATTTTTATGGTGCCTGTATATTGATCTCTAAATTTTACTCTAGTAGTTCTACTTTCACCTGTACCAGTCTCAACAAAAATAGAATTGTACCAAGCATTCATGTACTTTAATACAGATAAATCGGCATCTAACATGAATCCCAATTGAAGTTCTGTAAAAACTTTAGTATGTGGATAATCTATGTTGCCAAGACCAGTATAAAGTCCATTTACAGTTCCAGTTGCTGTATTAATGTTAGGAAGTTGTGCTTCATCACAAAAATACTCAATTTCTTCCGATAATCCAGAATAAGTAATTGGCACATTTTCAAAAGCAACAATATAGTTGTTTGAATATGACATACCGCCCCTAGAGGCGATGGCAGACATAAAGCTATTGATTGACACGCTAAATACCTATGTTGGTCCAACTATATTTATGGCATACTCTGGATTGTATAAACCAATCAATCCTGGCAAGTATCGTGGAAATCCAACTCGTGTTATCTATAGATCATTATGGGAACGAAAGTTCATGGTGTTCTGTGATAATAATCCGTCAATAATAGAGTGGGGGAGCGAAGAGGTAATCATACCCTATCGTGC